GAGATTATTCGGCCTTTGTTATCAGACAGACTCGGTTGGGCAGTTTTCATTGGAACGCCTAAAGGTCATAACGCCTTCTGGGACATCTATAACAACGCCACCAAGTCTAGTGATTGGTATGCCAAAACCTTAAGGGCTAGTCAGACTGGGTTAATTTCCGCAGAAGAATTGCGTGATGCTGCCAGCGTAATGACTCAAGACCAATACTTACAAGAGTTTGAATGTGACTTTGAATCTGCAATCCTTGGTGCTTACTATGGCAAAGAAATGCGCCAGCTTACAGACCAAGGCAGAATTACCAATATAGAGTTTGACCCAATGTTCAAGCTATTTTCAAGTTGGGACTTGGGATATAGCGATGATACGACTATTTGGACTTGGCAGGTTGTTCATGGAGAAATTAGATTCCTTGACTACCACACAAGCAATGGTCAATCCATACCTTTTTATACAGCTTATATTGCACAGCAAGAAGCCAAATATGGAGTCAAATATAAGACACATTGGCTACCTCATGACGCAAGGGCAAAAACTTTAGCAAGTGGTGGAAAGTCAATAATTGAACAACTTTCTGCTAAAATTCCGTTAGAATCTATGAAAATTGTGCCGAATTTGTCACTTCAAGACGGAATTCAAGCAACTCGCATGATGTTATTGCGTAGCTGGTTTGACCCAAGTTGCGAAGAAGGTATCGAATGTTTGCGTCAATATCAAAGGGAATATGACGAAGATAAAAAGATATTTAGAGATAGACCTAGGCATGACTGGGCTTCACATGGTGCAGATGCAGCACGAATGGCAGCCATAGCATGGAAAGAAGAAGCAAAGATTGCCCACAAAGATGACCCAATCAGAGGGTTATTCGTGGGTCAGACAGATGTATCACTAAACGATATGTGGAAAGACACAAAAACGGTAGTGAATAGGAGAATTTGATGGCAAACGGCACAGCAACAGTAAATAAGACTTATGAAGATTGGTATAAGGTCATCATGGGCTACGAACGCACTTATAAGCGTTGGGAAGCCAGAGTAGACCGCATTATCAAGAAATACAAAGATGACAGTCGCTATGACCGTAATCCTAATGCCAGGTTCAATATCCTTTGGTCAAATGTCCAAACTATCCAGCCAGCTATCTTTGCAAGACTGCCACGCCCTGATGTAAGCCGTAGATTTAAAGACAATGACCCAATTGGGCGAGTCGCATCTTTAATGTTAGAGAGGGCATTGGAATTTGAATTAGAACATTACGGTGATTACAAATCCGCTATGGATAACGCTGTTCTTGACCGTTTATTAGGTGGTCGTGGACAAGCATGGATTCGTTACGAACCACACTTTACTGCAAGCGAAGGCCAACCTGACGATGGCTATGAAGTCACCGAAGATTCAGATGAATCAGAAACAGCCGAAGCAGTAGAAGTTGAAAACCCTGATGAGATTGAATACGAATGTGCGCCTATTGACTATGTTCATTGGCGTGATTTTGGTCACTCTGTAGGCAGAACTTGGGAAGAAGTAACCGCAGTATGGCGTAAGGTGTATATGTCACGCCCTGCGTTGGTTGAACGCTTTGGCGAAGAATTGGGCTACAAAATCCCATTGGACACCAAACCAGAAGATGGCAAGCAATCTTACAAGTCTGACGAAGGCTTATACGAAGCCCTTATCTATGAGATTTGGGACAAAGAAACAGGCAAAGTATTTTGGATTAGCAAATCATTAGGCAAGATTCTCGATGAACGAGATGACCCATTGGAATTAGAGGGATTCTTCCCATGTCCTAAACCTTTGTATGCCACATTGACTACAGACAGCTTAGAACCAATACCTGACTTTGTTATCTATCAAGACCAAGCTAGAGAATTGGATGTTCTGTGCGACAGAATTGACGGCTTGATTAACGCATTAAAAGTGCGTGGTGTATATGACGCATCGGCCTCTGAACTACAGCGTTTATTTTCCGAGGGCGAGAATAACACCATGATTCCTGTGCAAAACTGGATGGCTTTTGCTGAAAAACAAGGCATGAAAGGTGCTATTGACCTAGTCGATTTAGCCCCATTTGCATCTGCTTTGATGTCTTGCTATCAAGCAATGGAACAAGTTAAGGGTCAAATCTATGAATTGATGGGTATTGCCGATATTCAGCGTGGTCAAACAGACCCTAATGAAACATTGGGCGCACAAATCATCAAATCTAATAACGCTGCAGGTCGTTTAAAGACTATGCAACACTCAGTTGTAAATTTTGCTACCAAACTCTTGTCATTTAAAGCCCAAATTATCTGCAATTTCTTTACAGATGAAACGATACTCAAGATTTCTGGTGCAGACCAATTATCTGAACAAGATAAAGCATTGATTCCACAGGCTATTGCCCTATTACGCAATGAAGCAAGCAAGAATTTCCGCATTGAAGTCACATCTGACTCAATGATTTATCAAGATGAACAGCAAGAAAAAGCTGATAGAACCGCTTTCTTGGCTGCTGTAGGTGGATTCTTCCAACAAGCTATCCCAATGGTTCAGCAAGTGCCAGAATTAGCCCCTATGGCTGCTGAAATGCTAAAGTTTGCTGTCACTTCATTCAAAGCTGGCAAGCAACTTGAAGGCATTATTGACGAAACAGCCGATAAACTGCGTAATCAAGCTAAAGCACAAGAAGGTCAGCCAAAACCACCTCCTGTTGAGATTCAGAAGGTGCAAATGCAACAGCAAGCAGAGATGCAAAAATTACAGTTTGAGTCACAACTTGAACAACAGCGTATGCAAATGCAGATGCAGATTGAAAAGGCTAAACAAGAGTATCAAGCCCAAGAAAATCAGCTTAAATTCCAGCTTGAAGAACAGCGTAATCAGATGGATAGGGAGATGGAAATGAAAGTCGCCCAAATGAAGATGATGACTGAACGCAATACTCAAGTGTTGTTAGCCCATATTAATAATGGCGCTAAGATTGAAACCGCTAGAATTTCTGCTGGTCAAGATGATGGTGCAGAAGCCTACTATTCTGAAGAAGAAATGGCTAAAGCTGCTGAACATCCAATGCAACCGATTGCTAACGCTATTGGTCAAGGAAATGCCCAAATGGCACAAGCAATTACCGCTTTAGTGGATACAATCAACCAACAGCACAACAGACCTAAGACTGTTCTGCGTGACGAAAACGGCAAAATCATCGGAGTTCACTAATGGCTATTAAAGTCGTTCATACTAAGGTATCAACCATACCTGATGGGGATGACTCATCCCTTATTCGCCCATCCGATTGGAACGCTGACCATGCTTTAACAGGTCTTGGCACAATGGCAGAACAAGATGCCAATGCCGTAGCAATTACTGGCGGAACGATTACAGGCGTAACAATTCCTGCTGATGATGTAACTGGCACATTAACCGTTCCTCACGGTGGCACAGGTGCTACAACATTAACTGGCTATGTTAAGGGCAATGGCACATCTGCCATGACTGCCAGCACAACAATCCCTAATACGGACATTACTGGTTTGGGAACTGCTGCCGTATTAAACGCTGGTGTAGCAAATGGTGTTGCAACATTGGATTCTGGCGGTCAGATTCCACTTTCACAAATTCCACCGCTAGGTGATTTAAACTATCAAGGTTCTTGGAACGCAAGCACAAATACACCCACACTTACCTCATCTGTTGGAACTAAGGGTTATTACTATGTTGTAAGCGTTGCAGGAACAACTAATTTGAATGGCATCACCGATTGGCAAATTGGCGATTGGGCGGTGTTTAATGGTTCTGTATGGCAGAAAATTGACAATACAGATGCAGTAACAAGCGTAAACGGCTATACAGGCACAGTTGTTTTAACTCAGCCTGATATTGCTGGAACTGTCCCTACAAGTCGCACAATCAGCACAGGCACAGGTCTTACAGGTGGTGGCGATTTATCTGCTAATCGCACTATTTCATTTAGCAATTCAGCAGTCGCTACATGGGCAAATACCCCATCTTCTGCTAACTTAGCAGCAGCCGTAACTGATGAAACTGGTTCTGGAAGCCTAGTATTTGGCACTAATCCAACTCTTGCAAATCCCAATATTGATGTGGTTGATTTTGATACAACCTATGCAACAACATTAACTGCTGGTCAATTAGGCTGGGATGGCAACAATACTCTTGCTTTAGGTATGGCTGGTGGCAATGTTATCCAGCACATTGGTGAAGATACTTTTTATTATGTAAAAGCCAGTTCTGCCATAACAAAAGGTCAGGTAGTTATGTTTACTGGCGCAGTTGGCGCAAGCGGTGTTCCAACAGCCGCACCAGCAACAGGAGTTACAAATCCGCAAGTTATTATGGGCATTGCCGCTGAATCTATTGCTTTAAATGGATTTGGTTTAATTCAAAATTTTGGCGAAGTTAAAAATGTTAATACCACAGGATTTAGCGATGGCGATATTGTTTATTACGATTCATCTGTAACTGGTGGATTTACAAAAACTTATCCTACTTCTGGGTCAATAGTAACAGTAGCCGCAATTATTAATGGCGGTTCAAGTGGCGGTGGCGTTGTTTTTGTTAGAGTTTCAGTAACTCAAAGATTAACCGCTTCTACTGGTATTTCTGTATCACAGAATGGCACAGGAACAACCATCACCAATACCGCCCCTGACCAAACTGTAGCGATTTCTAGCGGCACAGGAATTAGTGTAACTGGAACTTACCCTAATTTCACAGTAACCAATACCAGTCCATCAAGCGGTGGCACAGTAACATCAGTTAGCGGAACTGCGCCTGTATCTGTGGCAACTGGCACGACTACGCCAGTAATTAGCATGGCTGCCGCAAATGGCACAACTAATGGTTATTTGACATCAACCGATTGGACTACATTTAATAGCAAGCAACCAGCAGGAACTTATGTAACTTCCGTTAGTGGAACTACTGGACGGATAACCAGTAGTGGTGGCACAACTCCAGCTATTGACCTTGCTTCAGGTGTGGCAACTCCTGGCACAACTGGTTCTGCAAGTTTAATTCCTGTAATCACAATTGATACTTATGGGCGTGTGACTAGCATTACAACTGCCGCAAACCCACAAGGAACAGTCACTTCTGTAGCTGCTTCAGTTCCTAGTTTTTTAAGTATTTCTGGAAGCCCAATTACATCTAGTGGGACATTGGCAATTTCTTACTCTGGAACTGCTTTGCCTATAGCTAATGGCGGAACAAATCAAACTGCCTTTACTGGCCCTTCTGGAAATGTCAAAGGATTAGTTTATTTTGATGGAACAAGTCTAGCTAATGATGCAACAGTTACCGATGCTGGATATGACACTAGCACTAATACTTTGCAAGCTAAAAATATGACCGCTTCAGGAACAATTACAGCAGCTAATTATGTAGGTATTTCTGGAGGCACTTTCTAAGTGTTTCAAACTGCGTTTCAAGTCAATGCGTTTCAAAATAATGCATTTCAGATATGGATTCAGCCTCCTGTAGACCTTACAGGACATGACGGATTTACTCGTGAGGAAATTCGTAGGGCAAAAGCACTTGACAAGAAGATGCGTCAAATGCAAGCCAAGCGTGATGCTGAGTTCAAGGCTGAAAATGAAAGACGCAAACAGTTATGGCGTGACCAGATTGACCCTGTTGTAGAAAAGCAACAAAAGAAACGAAATAAGTTACAATCAAAACAAGAAGTTACTGTTGATACACCGTCACAGTTAGCTGCAATAGATGCTTACATCGCTAACCTTGAACGGCAAAAACAGGATTTATACCAAGCCGTTGTCGTAAGGCAAGCCAAGATACGCTTAGAAGAAGAATTGCGTATGTTGGAAGCCAAGCGTCAGCAAGAACTAGACGATGAGGAAAGCATATTAGCCTTAATACTTTAAACCCCCACCAGCAATATAAGTTAGCCTATCAACACCTACATGAAGGTCGTTATTCGGCTGGATTTAGATTATTCGAGTGGCGTTGGCATCCTGAAATTATTGCTAATCAACCTACTGGCTATCCTAGAGAACCAGCCAATATTCCTGTATGGCAAGGTCAAAGCCTATTAGGGAAATCCATAGTTGTGCAAATGGAACAAGGATATGGCGACCAATTTATGTTTGCCAGGTTCTTGCCAGCACTCAAAATGTTAGGTGCAAAAAAAGTTGTTGTTTTGGCGCAACAGTCTATGTGCAAAGTATTTGGACAAATGGATTGTATTGATGCTTTGACTGACCTTATTTTGGTTGGCCCTGCGGTTGAATGTGACTATTGGATTGGGTCTATGTCTTTGCCGTATTACATAGATTGTTCAGCACCGTATGTCAAAAACCTATTTCCTATAACTAGCAAAAAAATAGCCCTTTCTGAAGGTTATTTACACGCTATGCCAAGCAATATCCCACCTAAGATTGGGGTGCAATGGGAGTCATCCAAGAACGCATTACGCCACATCCGCACTATGAAAGCCATAGACATGGAAAAGCTGGTGGGTTATGACGCATATTCGCTAAATCCTGAAGATGATGCCAATTTTTACCCTTTGCCTGGCGAAGATTGGAAGAAAGATTGGTCAATCACCGCATCACACTTAAAAGCACTCAAAGGATTAGTAACTGTAGACACAGGAATAGCCCATCTTGCAGGTGCGTTGGGCGTAAAAACCATTGTTTTGCTACCTAAAGAAGATTTTATTTGTTGGCGTTGGAAAAATGGGCGTTGGTATGACTCTGTAGTGGCATTGCGCCAAGAAGATTATGACCAAATCCCTGAACTACTAAGGAGGATGTAATGATTTGCCCTAAATGTGGCTATTCTGAAGGCAACCATGTAGAAGCTAAAAAGTCTGATAAAGACTATTACCTTGAATTTTGGGGGTTTACCCTTGGTAGCCCAGAAGCCGAAGAAGCATGGAAAGAAAAAGAAGCAATGACCAAGCGTGATGCACCTATGGTTATGTCTGATATTGAAGGGTATATATCACAGGTAGACGGCACATGGATTAAAAGCCGTAGCCACCATAGAAGTCACTTAAAACAACACAGAATGATTGAGATGGGTAACGATGTTCCTACTCAACACAGAAAGATTGAACTTAGCCGTAAGTCCAATGAAGCACGAAAACGCCAAATCGCTGAGATGGCATACGAAAAACTTAGATAACCTGATAACTTAGGAGAAACCATGTCAGAATTAGACCGCAGGGCAATGTTAGAAGCAGCCATGAACGCTGCTGAAGAAGGCACTTTAGAACCACCAGAGGAGAAAGAAATTGAAGAATCCATGGAAGCAGAGGAGGTTCGCAGCGAAGATATTTCCGAGGAGTCCGACAAAGAGGAAGTTAGCGCTAAAAGTGACGAAACACCTGCCAAGGATGTTAAAGTTGCTGAATCTGAAGTCAAGGATGAAGAACCGCAGGAGAAGTCTGTAACACGCCCATCTACATGGAAGAAAGAATATGTCCAAATCTGGGACAAAATGGAAAAAGGTGAACAGATTAACAAAGAAGATTTTGTTAAGTTTGCCGAATATGCCAACCAGCGTGAATCTGAATATAAAAAAGGCGTAAGCGTTTATAAAGCCGAAGCTGAAAGGGCTAAGAAATACGCAGACGCAGTTGCGCCTTATGAACAAGACCTGCAAAGACGCAATATTGACCCACAAAATTACATTACAAATTTAATTAAAGCAGAACAGATTTTAACCAATGCACCATATCATCAAAAAGTTCAAGTATTTCAGAAACTTGCGTCAGATTATGGTATACAATTAGGCGAAGGTGTTGGGAATATACAACAGTTAGACCCTTACACCCAATCTTTGATGAACCAACTAAACCAGGTTAATCAAGAGGTTTCATCCATTAAAGGCCGATTTGCCCAAGAGGAGAATCAGCGTTTAATGAGTGAAATTGAGAAGTATCGAAGTGATGTGGAGAAATACCCTCATTTTGACAAGGTTCGGGAAGAAATGGCGCAATTACTTGAGTTAGGTCAAGCCCAGAACTTAGATACAGCTTACAAGAAAGCTGTGCGTATGAATGATGATGTTTGGCAACTAGAACAGGAACGACTCCTGAACGATGTTAAACAAAAGGCAATCAAAGCACAGCAAGTATCGAAAGCGAAGTCGGCTGCAGTCTTACCGAAATCTGCTACACCTAGCGGAACGGTGGTATCAGGCGAGAAGAAGGATAGAAGGGCGCTTATTGCCGAACAATTAGGCGAAGCGACCAGTAGATTTTAACTAACTTTTTAAAGGAAATATCATGGCATTTGCTAACTCAGCAATCACCGATATTATCGCTACCACCATTCAAAGTCGTAGCGGTGAATTGGCAGACAACTTAACACAAAACAACGCAATCCTTACACGATTGAACTCCAAAGGTAACATTCGCCCATTCTCAGGCGGTAATGTGATTTTGGAAGAAATCATGTATAACGACCCAAATACTAACAACGCTAACTCTTATAGCGGTTACGAAGTATTGAACATCGCCCCAGATAGCCCAATCTCTGCTGCACAATACAAAATTGCCCAGTATGCTGATTCTGTAACTATGTCTGGTCTTGAAATGTTGCAAAACTCAAGCAAAGAAGCAATCATTGACCTCTTGGATGGTCGTATGCAAGTTTCTGAAGCCCGCTTGTTAAACCGCATTTCTGGCGACTTGTTCCTTGACGGCACAGGTAACGGTGGCAAGAACCTTGATGGTTTGGCTGCTGCTGTTTCTGCTTCTCCTACATCTGGCACATACGGTGGTATTAACCGTGCTACTTGGACTTTCTGGCAAAACCAAATCACTACTGGTGTAACTGGTTCTGCAAACATCCAAGCTAAGATGACTGAAGCTGCTATCAAGCAAATTCGTGGCACAGACAAAGCTGACCTTATCGTAGCTGGTAACACAATGTATCAATACTATGTAGCTTCTTTGCAAGCTATTCAGCGTATCACTTCTGAAGAATCAGGCGCAGCAGGTTTTGCTTCCCTCAAGTTCTACGGTGGTGGCACATCTGCTGATGTTATCCTCGGTGGTGGTTATGGTTCACAAGAAACAGCTACATATATGTATCTGTTGAACACCAACTACATCTTCTTGCGCCCACATAAGGAACGCAACTTTGTGCCTATCGGTGGTGAACGCCAGTCCATCAACCAAGACGCAATCGTGAAGTTGTATGGTTGGGCTGGTAACTTGACAACCTCTAACAGCTTCCTACAAGGTCT